TGCACCTGAGAGAAGGCAAAATTTTATTGAGATAGTTAAAAGTTATATCGACCACGATTGCAGTGATTTAACTTATATTGAGTTCAACAACGAATACACGAAAATTAAAAAATATTTAAAATAATCTTGGAAAAGTTTGCATAATAGAAAAGTAGTTGTATATTTGAGAACAAATTAAAACAAACAATATGAAAACAATAGCAGAACAAAGAGTAGCAGCGATAAGAGTGATAAATAACATTATTACTTTAAAAACAAACGTGTTTAACGGTTGCGAAGCTGACGAATTAGAACTGGAAGAACAATCTAAAAGACTTGAAGGAATTAAAAATTGGGCAATTAGCAATAACCAACTACCTGAAATTAAAAACTATTTTAATTCTCATAATTTCGGGCAAAGAAATCAATTTGCTGCTGCTGAACTATCTTCTTATTTTCATTCTTAATTCATGACAAACAAAAAAGAATGGGGAGGCGCTCGAAAAGGATCGGGCGCTAAACCAAAGTACAACGAGAAAACAACAACCATCGCTTTTCGTGTACCGATTAGCAAGGTTGAGGAGGTTAAAGAAATAATCAAAAACAAACAAACACAATGGAAATTAAAAATATTTACGGAGCTGTAATTTATACCAGCAAAAAAGAAACAATCAGAGAGGCAGTTATTAATGCGAACTCGGAATGGGCGAACCTGAAAGGGGCGTACTTGAAAGGGGCGAACCTGAAAGGGGCGGACTTGGAAGGGGCGAACTTGGAAGGGGCGTACTTAGAAGGGGCGTACTTGAAAGGGGCGTACTTGAAAGGGGCGAACTTGAAAGGGGCGAACTTGGAAGGGGCGGACTTGGAAGTGGCGTACTTGAAAGGGGCGGACTTGGAAGTGGCGTACTTGAAAGGGGCGTACTTGAAAGGGGCGAACTTGAAAGGGGCGAACTTGGAAGGGGCGAACTTGAAAGGGGCGGACTTGGAAGGGGCGGACTTGAAAGGGGCGAACTTGAAAGGGGCGTACTTGAAAGGGGCGTACTTGAAAGGGGCGAACTTGGAAGGGGCGGACTTGTAAGTGGAGTGTTTTTATTGTAGGAGAAAAAATAAAAATAGGGTGTAAAGAAAGAACAATTGAAGAATGGGAAGAGTGGTTTAAGTCCAGTGAAGAGTTTTCAACTAAAAGAGGTACTCCCGAATTTAAAAGAATAGAAGGAATGTTTAATGCTTACGCGGCTTACTATAAAACTGTAAACGATGGAAAATAAAGATACAAGGTTAATCTACGTTTACGATTCAAACGGCACTTTGGTAAACGGTAAGCCTTTTGTTGGCTTCAACAGCGTATTCGATTACATTGATGCAAGCGAGGGGCTTATAGAACTGATGGCAAGTTTAAAGAGATACAATCAAATTAGAATGCAATGCAGACCGAACGGCGATATGATAGCTGGTTACTACTTCCGCACCAGACCTACAACCGTATTCAAATCAAAAGTGAAGTTTTACAGTTTAAAATTAAAAGCATGAAAGCAGCAGAAAGAACAACGTACATCTACAGAATAGTAGGTGAACAAAGACACCTCGAAATGGTATGCCCAACGATAAGCGCAGCATCGAGATTTGTAGCGACAGAATTAGATTTGAACGTGAGAACCTTTAGGATTGAAGGGCATATAGACACAGAGATACCAGTCGGGAATCGATACGTGTTAACTTCATATTTAAAATGGAAAAGCAAAGCCAAGCAAATAAACGAATTGATGATTGAAGCAGCAAACAAACCTCAACATTTGCGATTTACTGGATTTAATTATAAGTTTGACGAATGCGACGAATTGCAAGGATAGACAGCAACCAGAAACAAATAGTTGAACAACTAAGGAGATTAGGTGTAACGGTGTTGCATACTCACCAGCTTAAAAACTGCTTTGATATTTTGGTTGGGTACGAAAAAAAGAACTACGCTTTTGAGATTAAGGATGGAAGCAAGCCGAAAAGCGCAAGGAAGTTAACGGAAGGTGAGCAAAAGTTTTTTGACGGCTGGCTGGGGCAAGTTGATAAAGTTGAAAGCATTGAAGATATTTGTCGAATAATAGGTATAAAAATGATTTAAAATGGGCGATTACGACTTAATGCCTTTTGGCAATTATGAAGGCTGGGAACTGGGCGATGTACCAGCTGAATATTTACTCAGCATCCTTAAAGACGGCAAAGCAAAAGGGCAACTAAAAGAATACATCGAGGATGTGAAAGACATATTGGAGTTAGAAATACAAGGTAAATTGAATTGAAAGCAAGCGTAATGAAGAAATTTTTATAAATTCGTAAAAACAAACAAACGAATGAGCGGCAATTTCGATGCAGAGAAAAGAGTTCTAATTGACAAGATGCTAAATGATTGCATTGAAGATATGACGAGAGAGAAGGTGAATGAATATTACGAGTATATTAGGGACAAGTTTTATATTTACAACCTCCCGAAAGAATGCGATTTGATGCACGTATTGAAACAAAGGTTCTACGGTAGGGGCAAATGGTGGATGATAGACTGCCCGATTAATAAGTTGAAATTGATACAAGCAAAGAGAGAAACATATAAACGACCTTACTTTATTGAGGTGCTAAAACAGATAGGATGAATAGAAAATTAAAAGCAGTAGTTCAAACGGTGTTATTTACAGCCTTAATAGGTTCGTTGGTGTCGTTATCTTATCTTACCAATTGGAAGGTCGGGGTAGCAGTTTACACGCTTATATCATTGCATTACTTATTAGCGAAAGATGAAAAGTAAAGAGGCAGAGTATTACGCAAGGATAGTTAAAGAGGCTATCAAGGAAGTAAAGAAACGTAAAGTAAAGAAAAAGAAGTGAACGAATTAACAATAATAAAGTGCATAGTGTGTGAGTCTGTTATAGACCACGCTGAGGTGTTTTGTTATAAGTGTGGGGTTGCATTGAAGCAGCCTATTTAATTAAAAGAAAACAAATGGAAGCAAAAAAAGTTAAAATAAGCGACATTAAACTTAACCCGAATAACCCGCGATTAATAAAAGATGACAAGTTTGCCAAGCTGGTGAAGTCGGTTAAAGAATTTCCCGAAATGTTAGACATTCGCCCGATAGTGGTGAATAGCGATATGATTATTTTAGGCGGCAATATGCGATTTAGAGCGTGCAAAGAAGCTGGTTTAAAAGAGATACCCGTTATCATTGCAGAAGGATTGACAGAGCAGCAACAGAAAGAATTTTTGATTAAAGATAATGTAGCTGGTGGAGAATGGGATTGGGATATGCTGGCGAATGAATGGGAAAATGAAGAATTGATTGAGTGGGGCTTGGATGTTGGCGGCTTTGATTTGGATAGCGATAAACTGGGAACTGATTTCACTTTGCCTGATGGAGAGAAAGCACCATTTCAACAGATGACTTTTACACTTGCAGATGAACAAGCAATACAAATAAAAAACGCTATTGATGATATAAAGCAAACAGATGAGTATAAGTACGCTGAAACAATGGGTAATGAAAATAGTAATGGAAATGCACTTTATTTAATTATAATGCAATGGGCAGAGCAAAGGAAATAATTGTTAAGGTAATACCGTCAAAGGTTGCTAATGAGTTTGTAAAGAAACATCATTATAGCGGTAAGGTTGTGCCAAATTCAACTTTACATTTTGGTTGCTTTTTAGATGATAAGTTGCATGGGGTATTAAGTTACGGACCAAGTATTAATAAAAAAGGCACAATAAATTTAGTTCAAGGTACAGGTTGGAATGAATTTATTGAACTTAATAGGATGGCTTTTGATGACTATTTGCCAAAATATAGTGAAAGCAGGTGTATTGCTATAAGCATTAAATTAATAAAAAAAAATGCACCACAAATAAAATGGATAATAAGTTTTGCAGATGGTACACAATGTGGTGATGGTACTATATATAGAGCAAGTGGATTTAATTTAGTTGGTATTGCAATAAGTGGGCAAGTTTTTGATTTTAATGGTGAAATAGTACATGGAAAAATATTGTGGGATAAAAGTCTAGTAAAAGGTTGGACTGTTTCAGATGATTGTATGAACAAATTAAGAGCAAAAGGTCATAAAATTGAAAGATTAAATGGGTTTCAATTTAAATACATATATTTTATAGATAAACAAAAAATAACTGATTTAACAGTTCCAATACTTCCATTCAGCAAAATAGATGAAATGGGTGCGGGAATGTATAAAGGGAAAAAAATAACCCTCCAAGAAAGGAAGGTTATTAATAAGAGCGGTGCAATAGATTCGAACTTTACTTCTTAACTGGAATGTTAAGCGTGCGACCATTACACTAACACCGCATTGATTTGTCAAATATAAAAAAATAATTGAACAATGGCATACGATAAAAAGAAAATATTAGAGCAAGCAAAGGAAGCAATCATAAAAAATAAGTTGTTTTTTACTGATGATATTATAGCCTTTATACCTATTGCACGAAGTACGTTCTATGAATGGCAAATGGATAAAATGGACGAACTAAAAGATTTGTTAGAGCAAAACAAAACAGAGTTGAAGGTATCGATGCGCGCCAAGTGGTATAAGTCCGATGCACCAGTGCTTCAAATGGCTTTAATGAAATTAATATCTTCGCCCGAAGAACATCGTAAGTTATCAATGAATCATACCGATGTTACAACGAATGGTGAAGCGATTAACAAGCCGATAATCATAGACTGGAAAACAGATGAACCAACAGACGAAAATAACACCATTCCAAAAGCAAAGGGAAGCCAAAAAAATAGCTGATACTAAGACCTTCACCTTATACGGGGGCGCTATCAGAGGTGGAAAAAGTTATTGGTTACTGCTTTGTTTACTTACTAATTGCTTTAAATACGATAAAAGTAGGTGGTTAGTGGTACGTGAATCATTACCAACGCTTCGCAGAACTATATTAGTAACCTTTCAAAGATTGCTTGATGACGGCTTTCAGCAATACGTTAAAGAGTTCAATCAGCAGACAATGACGGTTACCTTTACCAATGGAAGCCAAATTATATTTTTAGCTGAATCATTCGACACAGACAAAGAACTAAATAGGTTTAGAGGTCTCGAGATTAATGGCGCTGGCTTAGATGAAATAAACGAACTGCAAGAGGCAACATTAAACAAGGTGATCGAGAGAAGTGGAAGCTGGACTGGTTCGCCCAAGTGCCCTATTCAAATCTTAGCAACGTGTAACCCTTCGGGCGGTTGGGTAAAGTCAAGGATATACGATAAGTGGAAGGATAACACACTGCCACCAACATGGGCATACATACCAGCGAAGATTAGCGACAATCCGCACATTCCAAAAGATTACGTCGAATCATTGAAGGCAAATATGCCAGCGCACGAATACGATGTGTTTGTTAATGGCAACTGGGAGGTTAGCTTAACGGGCTCACTATTCAAGCGTACAGAATTCAATTACTTCGAGGAGTTGCCAACGGGTAAAGCGGAAAGCGTGTTAGGTTATGTCGATGTTGCAGATGAAGGTAGCGATTACCTATGTGCGTTGTGGGCGAAGATATACGACGGCAAGATATACATTACAGACGCAATATTCACGCAAGACACAATAGATATAACATGCCCAATGGTTGCAGCTAAGATAAAAGAGTTGAACGCTGACTATACACGTATTGAGGCAAACAATCAAGGGAGTGGTTTCATTCGCTTACTTCGGCAATCGGTGCAGGAAGATAAAGTATTAAGCATAAAGAACACCGCAAACAAGCACACGCGAATATTGATGGCTTACCACATCATAAAGAATAAGTTTGTTTACGTTCACCCTGAGAAGCAGACAGATGAATATAGGGCAATGATGCAACAGATATACGAGTATAAGAAAGACGGTAAGAGCAAGCACGATGATGCACCTGATGCGATGGCTGGGCTGGCGAACTTCATACAAGCCTTACTGCCGCACATCTTTGAATAAAAAAAATTGACAATTACTTTTATAATTAATTTTAAAAAAAAAATCAGATGAGTTACGTATCTAATTTAGTCGCCCGAATGTTTGGGCTTAGCACCTTTAACGGAATGTACTCAACATCTATTTACGACCGTAAGAACCCCATTCTTATTGATACGGAGAACAAATTAAGGATATATAACACCATTCCTCATCTTCAATCGGTCATTAACCAGTTAGCCGATATGTTCAAGAATATGGACATCAAGCTATACGATAAAAAGACTGGTGAGGAGATTAAAGAGCACGAAGTATTAAACCTATTGAATAGACCTAACCCGTTAAGAACGCGCGAGGAGTTTCTATTTGAATACTATGTGTTTAAGTCGGTGTTCGGTAATGCTTTTATATACGAGATTAAAGGACTGCCGAGCGCACTTCCTTCGTTAATGTGGAACTTACTTCCAAGCGATGTTGAGGTTATTCCTACCGGTAAGCTATACAATCAAACGACCGTCGATGGCATCATTAAGTCTTATAAGGTATATGATCAAGGCACTTATTTTAATGTGCAGCCTTCGGATATGATATATAAGAATGAGGGAGTGGGCGGTAACCTTATAACATCACAAAGTAAAATTGATTCTTTGCAACTACCTTTGTCAAATATCATAGGTGCGCTTAAGAGTGAAAATGTATTGATAGTTGAGCGTGGTGCAGAAGGTATATTAAGCAATGAAAGCCAAGCCGATGGAGGCGCAATACCTTTAGGTAAGGAAGAACGCGACAGAATAGAACGTGAGATGCAAAGAAGCTACGGCATATTTGACGGGCAGAAGCGCAAGATAATTACCAATAGTTCATTGAAGTGGCAGCCAATGACTTTTCCTATTAAGGACCTGATGTTATTGGAGTGCATAGAGAGCGACTTTCAAACTATCTGCGCTGCTTACGGTGCTGATAGAGATATATTCCCAAGCACGAAGGGCGCAACATTCGAGAATAAAAACAACGGGGTTAAATCAACTTACCAAAATACTATACAACCTCAGGCCGATGACCTTATGAGCATTTTAAATGCTGCTTTTGGTTTGGAGAAACAAGGTCTATACTTATATGCTGATTATTCTTATTTGCCAGTGTTGCAAGAAGATGAGCAACAGAAGGAAGCAGCAAAGAAAACGAAAATTGAATACTTAGCAATGGCATTAAATGATGCTGTTATTGATGTGAATGAGTACAGAGCAGAGTTAGGACTTGAACCGAAAATGGATAGTGGTAAAGAAGAAATTATATCTGATAAATTATTAAACGCTCAACTTGCATTACGTGGAACGGTCGGAGGTGTTGAAGGATTGATAGGCTTAAACACAGCCGTATCTTTGGGGCAGTTGAACAGAGAAAGCGCAATTGCTATTCTTACGAATGTTTACGGCTTCGATGTAACGGTCGCCAATCAAATGATAACCAGCACACCAATAACACCATCGGCTACATAGTAAAAAAAAAAATTGTGAATAGTTTTTGTATTTATTTTTGAAAAGAAATGGAAGAAGCGAAAAAACATATACTAAGTGAAGTCGATAAGAAGTCGGCTCATTACTCAGTTAAAAGTGCTGACGCTAATATTTTAGATGTTAGCACATCGTCCCGTATCGTTACGGGCTTTTTCAATTCTTACAACTTCTTTGATTCAGATAAAGACGTGTTAATAATGGGTTCTGCTAAGAAGTCAATCGAAGAACGCGGTGTGAATAGCACAGCGGTTGCGAAGATTAAACACGCTTTGAATCACGACCTGACAACCTTAGTAGGTAAGTTGCAAGTGCTGGAAGAAACAACTAAGAATGGAATTACTGGTATTTATTTTGAATCTAAGATTGCCAATACAACACTTGGGAATGATACTCTTATCAATTATAAAGAGGGTATTTACGACAATCATTCAATAGGCTTTAAGTACAATCAACTCTCTTTAATAGAGTCGGAAAAAAATCCCGTTGCTTGGAACGAAGTAGTGAGCAAATTACTTAACCCTGAGGAAGCGGAAAAATACGGGTACTTATACTTAGTAAAAGAAATAAACCTATTCGAGGGTTCAACCGTTGCCTTTGGTGCAAATTCATTAACGCCATTTTTAGGAGTTAAGAGTGGTAACAAGGAATCAATAACATTAGCATTAGACAGCAAATTAAATCAGTTGATGCACACCGTTAAAAACGGCTCTCAATCTGATGATATGATGCACACACTTGAACTGCAAATCAAGCAGATTAAACAAGTATTAAAAGAGATTGAAGTAGCTGAAACCTTTGATAAGCCCACACTTTCACAAGTGCCGAGCGATGCGAAATCAAGCGAACCAGTGCAAAAATTCGACATAAATTCAATCATTAAAAATCTAAATTTCTAAAAAATGGAAGCACAAGACCAAAAAGCGTTAGTTGACGCAATCAACATTGAAGTTGGTAAAAAATTAGATGCAGCAAAGAGCGCATCACAAGATGAAATCACTTCATTAAAAGCCGAATTAGAGGCAGTTAAAGCAGCTAAAGAAGAATTGAAAAGCGAAGTAAATGGAGAGATTGTTAAATTGAAAGCAGCTAATGAAGCGGCCGTAGAGAAAACAGAGTCTTACAAATCACTTGCTGACCTATTCGTAGACGGTTACAGAGCAATCGTTAAAGAAAACGGTGCTAACATGAAGAAAAAAGGGTTTAGCGCACAGATGAATGTTAAAGCTGCTGGTACTATGACCACTGCTAACATTGATGCGGTAGGTACTAACAGTATCCCTTATCAATTAGCTTCTTTCTCAACTGGCTTGGTAACAACTAAGAGAAGAAGACCTTTCATCATTGACCTTACTAACTTCGGTCGTACTGACAAGATGTACGTTCAATGGGCTGAGATGGCTAACAACGACCCTGGCACAGCTGGTATGACTGCTGAGGGCGCTGCTAAGACCCAAGAAGATTTCGACGTAAACGAGAAATCTGCGAAAGTTGAGAAAGTAACGGCTTACACAAAAGTATCAATGGAGATGTTAGATGATGTTGCTTTCATGGAAGCAGAAATCAGAAACAACTTAATTGAACTTATTGCATTGAAAGCTGATAGTGGTGTATTAAGCGGTAACGGTACTACTCCGAACTTGAATGGTATCATTACTCAATCAACTACTTACGCTGCTGGTTCTTTTGCTGGTACTTTCGGAACTGCTGCTAACAACTTCGATGTATTGCGTACTGCAATCAACCAAGTTGAGGCTGCTAATTACTTACCTTCTGCAATCGTGTTACACCCGACAGATGCTACCTTCATGGAGTTGACTAAAGCAACTGACAACGGTTATGTTGCACCTTCATTATTCGTAGTGAACAACGGTGTTACTACTTTCGCTGGTATTCCAGTTATTAAAAACACTGGTATCACAGCTGGTACTTTCTTACTTGGTGATTTCTCTCAAGTTAACGTGAGAATGAGACAAGATGCTACTATCTCAATGGGCCACGAAAATGATGATTTCACTAAAAACTTAATCACTATCCTTGCGGAAATGAGATTAGTTTGCTACGTGCAGTCTAACAGAGTTCTATCTTTGGTTACTGGTTCATTCGCAACTGCGAAAACAGCGTTAAACGCATAGTTAATAGGGTGAGGAATTAAAACACCTCACCCTTTAATTTTAAAACTATAAAAAATGGCTAAGAAAGTAAAAGAAGTAGAGGTTATCGAAGTTGCAGAAGTTGCTGCTATTGTTGGCGACGTGTCAATTAAAATAATCAAAGATACTCAACACCTTAAAAAAGGTGAGGTGTATAAAGAAAGCGGCGATATTGCTTCGTTATTAGTAGCGAAAGGTATTGCCGAAATAATCTAAAAAAACACTTTTGTTTGTTTGTTTTGTTTGGAGGTGGGCGGTAAAAAACCCACCTTTTTTTTAAAGATAAATTTATAATTATGGCATCAATATTAGTTAAAACAACAGACTTCACTGGGCTTTATTACATCGCTCAAACAACATACACTACACCAATATTGCAAGCCTATATTGATGAGTTTGAAAAGACATACATTCGTAAATTGTTAGGCTTAGAGTTAGGCGACTTGTTCATTGCATCGGTAACAAACTACGCGCCAGTTGGTGCGAGATACCTTAATGTGTTTAACCCTTTGGCAATTCAAGTAAGTGGCTTAAATAACGGTGTTAGTCTATTGCAAGAGTATTATACAGAGGGCAGAATATTCGAGAGTAGAGGGATGAAAGAAATATTGAAAGGCATTATTTATTGCTTATACGTACAAGGTACTCAGGCGCATCATTCACAGAGCGGTGTTGCTAAGTCTTTAGCCGATGTAGGTATAGTAATGACGGGAGAGAATGCAGCGCGTATGGGCGAGATTAGACACAATGGAATCATATCCGATTGGGAGGCGGTTCAATACTATATTCACGTAAACGCGGCAACATATCCTGAGTACGATGGCTTGCAATTACAACCTAAATACAGCGCGATATTATGATGTATAAAACAGATATAATAGATTACTTGAATAGCGTACTAACTGCGGTGAATAAGACCGTAACAATTACGGCAACAAGTAACCCAAGCGTGGGCGTTTATACCATTACCGTTGATGATGTTAAATGGATTCAACCAAGCATAGTGCTATCGATAGGGAATAATGATTACACCGTAAGTTCGATTTCGGGCTGTGTGATTACTCTAAGTGGTAGTGCTGCAATAGTTGTTAGTTCATTCACGTTGCCAACGGTTTACTTTTTTCATGGGACGGTTAAAGAAACAAACATCACTTTAACTAAAAGGCAGTTCGATACACAGAAAACACCGCTTGTCTATTTGCTTGAAATATTTAGCGAAAGGTTCAATGAAGATGTTGATGAGTTTGAACGCGTTAGTGATTTGCGTTTATTCTTCCTTACTCATGCTAATTTTGAAGAGTGGGAGATTGACGAGTTTTACGCTAATAGCATCAAGCCTATGCAAAGATTGGTACAACACTTCATTGATACGCTTAACAAACAAGTGAGAGTTCAGCAGATAAGAGAATACGAATTAACTAACCTTTCTCGTTTTGGTGTTTACGTAAATAACAAAGGCTTTGAATCAACATTGTTTGAGGATAAATTAAGCGGTGTTGAGTTGCGTATTTCGCTTGAATTAAGAAAGCCGACCGATTGCGGTGGGTATTGCTAACAAAAAAAATTGGCAATTATAAATTGGATTAAATTTGATGAATAAATAATAACTTTTAAAATTAAAAATTATGGCAAATTGTTGCAGTCTTACAGTCGCAAATACAGGGTTTGGCTGTACCCCTATCATGGAAGTGGTAGAGAAATTCATTGAGGTTTCATACTTTAAAGAAGATGGTACTATCAATGAAATTGATTTGACAGATACATTCAACTTAGCTTACTTTACCGCATTGGTGAATAACGCTGATGAAACTTTGCGTTGGTATCCATTGCCGTTCGTTAAGAACATGGTGGATGAGCGCGCAGATTCTGACTTTGAAACTTTTGATGACAAGACTAAAATCGAAAGACAAGTTGGTATTCGTTCAGTTAAAACAATGATCACTACTTTAGGGAATAACGCTGGTGCTGTTTCTCCTCAAATGGTTGGTAAGATAAACGATAAGAAATGTAAAGTTTCGGGCTTGTTTGGTATTACTAAATCAAAGCAATTGGTAGGTGAAATGATTAATGATGGTTACTTGGCGCCAATTAGAATCGACAACGGTTCTATTTCTGCTAAATTAATCAAGACTGGCTCAGGTGCAACGACTCAAAAAATTGACTTAGCTTTCGATTGGCATTTAGATGTACAAGATGAGAGACTTCGTACTTTGGAAGCAGACGAAATGAGCACAGATATTAGCTTGTTAAACGGCTTGTTAGATGTTACTTCAACATACAGCGCAATCGGTCAAACATCGTTTAAAGCGACTTTAAAAACACAATACGGTTCATTCTTGAATCCTATTTTAGTTGAAGGTTTAGTTGCTGGTGATATGGCTCTTTACAATGTAACTGATAGTGCTTCGGTAACTATTACATCTATTGCTGAAAGTCCTGATGGAACGTATCAAATTAACTTTGCTTCGCAAACGGTTGCTGATGTGCTTCGTTTAACCATCACTAAAAACGGTTACAACTTCGCAGCGGTAACAGCTAACACAATTACGGTAGCATAAATTTAGGGGAGGGCTTCGGCTCTCCCTTTTTAAAACTAAAACAATGGCAGCAGAAAATGAATTTTTAAAAGTTGGTGGTGTAACCTTCGCACTTTACGGTGTGGCTGGTTTAACTAAAGACGAATTTGTATCGATGTACAAAGGCACTCCCCAGCTTACTGATGGCTTAGATAAGATTTGGGCGACCTTAAAAGCAGAGTGCAAAGCGAAAGGTATTGTGTGGGCAGAGGATGCGTTAAAAGAAGCGCCAGCAAACACAGACCTACAAGTAAAGCCTAAGAAGAAAAAGAAAAGCGATAAGTAAACAATGAAGGCGCTGGCTGATTTGTTGAGAAAGATAATCGGCTTAGAAAGCAAGGCGGACAAATTGTTTATTGAAATATTGAAGGATAGCAACGTACAAGCGCAGATAATTGATTTCAATTTAGAGCAAATGTACGAGGGAGGGATAGATAGCGAGGGGCGTTCTTTGGGTGAATATGCCACGATAACGGTGCAATACTACAAGCCTTTAGCGCGAAGTTTGGGCAACGATGGCAGGACAGACCACATCACGTTAAAAGATACGGGAGAGTTTTATAAATCATTTAGAATTAAAGTAGAAAATGACGGGTTCAAAATCACAGCGGACACAATCAAAGAAAACACAGATTTGGCGCAAATTTACCCCGATGTTATTGGGCTTACTAAAGAGAGTAAGCAAATGGTTAGTGAACTTATTACACCGTACTTTATTGAAAGCATACGCAAAGAACTATTGGTGTAGCATTGAGGAGATGCCTATTTATAACTGGTTAAAATGGCACGAGGATAAAGACGATAAATGGTTAAGTAAGAAAGGCAAAGCTGGGTTACTTACTTCGTATATAGGAAACAAGTTAATGACACAATTCATTGAGCGTTTTGGCTTTAGTGAATCGTTTATAAAGGCTTTAGAAAAGGAAAAGGAATTGGTATTGTTACAGGCGAGAATGGCAATAACAGAAGATAGGAGTCTAAGCGCGTTCATTAAGATTTGTCAAATAGAGATTGAGGCGTTGAGAGCAGAAACGCAAGACAGAAGCGACTTTTACGAGATTAAGGGAGTGTTAGAATATGAGATGGGGTTTCAGATTGATATAAAGAAAGTAAGTGTAGCAGAATATTACACATACTTCAAAGCATTAAAAAAAATAAGACCTAAGCAAAATGGCTGAAAGCGGTAAAATAACGAGAGAAGATATAATCGCAAAGGATGCTTTTACGTCTGCTGTCGATGAAGCTAAGCAGTTGCTTGCTGTACTAAATCAAATTCAAGATGCTTTAAAGACTAAGGCTAAAAATACTGCTGATGGATTCTCTATTACGTCGCCTCAATCAATTGAAGACGTTAAGAAGTTAACCGCCCAAATAGCTGAACTACAAAAACAAATAGCAGCGTTAGAAGTTGTTAGCGCAAAGAATAAGCAAGTGCAAAAACAATTAACACAAGCACAAGCAGAAGAAAATATAGAGAGAAAGAAGAATACTCAATCTGTAAAGGAGGCAGCTATACTAGGAAGTAATTTAACTACTTCTTATGAAAAACAAGTTGCAAGATTAGCACAGATAAAAAGAGAATTAAAAAGCCTTTCAGTTGAAGGTGTAAAAGCACCTAAAGAGTTAAAAAAAGAATTCGATAAGCTAGATGAAAGTGTAAGAAAGGCGGAGAAAAGTGTAGGTGAAAACTTTAGAACAATAGGGAAATACAAAGAAGCAGCGTCAAGTTTACTTAGTTCTGTTGGAATAGGTTTAGGAATAGGTGGTATTGTTGCTGGATTGAAAGGTGGTATTGATACTATAAGAGAATTTGAATCATCGATAGCTAATCTAAGCGCAATAACTGGATTACAAGGGGAATATCTAAATGAATTAGAAGGCGATATAGTTGGTTTGTCAATAACATACGGGCAATCGGCTAAAGATATTGCTGACGCTGTAACCGTTGTAGGTTCTAAATCACCTGAGTTACTTAAGAATAAAGATGCTTTAGTTAGTGTTACTGATTCGGCTTTACTATTATCTAAAGCTGGAAAAATAGACGTTCCAACAGCAGCAGAAGCGATTACAAAAGCATTAAATAAATTCAACATACCAGCGCAACAAGCAGGAAAAGTTGTTGACATATTAGCAGCATCATCAAAGGAAGGAAGTGTTGAGGTAGGCGAACTGTCTGAACAACTATCTAAATTCGGTGGTATAGCAAAAAATAGCGGTTTAAATCTTCAACAATCTGCCGCTATTATTGAAACTGTTGGTAAAACGGTTGATGAATCAGGAACTAAGATACGAGGTGTTTTAGTTAGATTGGCATCGGGTGCTGATGAGTACAATCCAAAAATAGTTGGGTTAAAGACAGCACTAAGTAATCTCGCTAAAGATGGATTTGATAATACCGCTGCTGCAGCTAAAGCATTTGGATTAGAAAATGCAGAGGCTGCCATTCAATTAATTAAGAATAGAGAAGAAGTAGATAGACTAACAACTGCGGTTGATATTAACGGGGTTGCTTTAGAACAAGCCACGACAAACATGAATACCATAGATGGCGCGCTAGGCAGATTGGGTGCTGCGTGGGACGCTATGATATTAAGTTTTAGCGAAGGTGATGGGTTTCTAAGAAAAGCGATAGACGGAATAGCTGAATTAGTTAATACACTTACTGGAAACACTAACTTCGATAAAGGGATAGATAAACTTTCTAAAATAGGAGTTAGCAAGGATAGTTTAGATACTTTTCAAATAACTGTTCAGCAAACTGAAAAGCTAGTTGGTTTGATAGGAAAGATTTCAGGAGCAAATATTTATGACGCTAATTTAAAGCAATTAGGGGCATTGGCTCTCGCTCAAAACGAGGTATTTAAAGACCTGCAAAAACAAATACAGGAAGCGGAAAAGTTAGATGAGTTCACGTACGGAAGTGATAAAAACGTACAGTTTTTAAAGGCTAGATACGAAGTTGAAAAGAATAATTTAAAACTTCTTTCAGAACAAATTAACGCAGTAAAAACCGCAAATAAAAAAGCAGAAGATGAAAAACTAAACGACTCATTAAATGCTAATAAAGCTGGCAAAGAGGATAAAATAAAAACGATTAAAGAAACAAAAGAAGTTCAAATAAATGATGCGGCAGAAACTCAGAAAATAATTGATGATATTGCTTATGCTGAATATGAGGCAAATAAAAAAGCCTACGAAGATGCAGTTGAATTAGCAGAGAAAGAAGCGAAAGAAAAAGAAGCTATTGAAGAGAAAGAAAGGATTGATAAAGAAAAAAGAGATAGAGATAGATTAGAGCAAGAAAGAAAAGTACAGCAACAAGTACTACAAGGCATTGAACAAGGGACTAAAAGACGAAGCGAGATAATTCAAAACGGCTTGCAGCAAGAGATACAAAAGCAAGATGAAGCGGTGCAAAGACAGCAAGAGTTAGCGGCTCAAGGCTTAGATAATACTTTAGCATATCAAGAGAAAAAACGTGAGGAATTGCAAGCGAAATTAGAGCGCGAGAAAGAAGCGGAGAGAAGGAGAGAAGAAGCGTTACAATTAGCTGGAGCTTTCTTAGGTTCGTATCAAAGTAGAGTAGATAAAGGGCAAGAAACGACGGCAGCAATGGCTGGTGCGCTTGCTGATACATTAATTGCAAAGGCGATTAGTTCAACAATAGCGGGCGCATTTGCTGGCGGTGTTGAGGACTTTCAAGGTAAAGGAACGGGGACGAGCGATAGTAATTTAATTGCGTTTTCTCATGGTGAATCGGTAGTAACGGCAAAGGCAACACAACAATACAGCGGACTCGTTACAGCGATGAATAAAGGCTTGGTAGATGATTATGTAAAACAAATGATTTTGCCTGACATGGACGCGCCAATGAAGTCAAACGGCAATAGTTTTCAAAGTGCTGCTATCATTTACACGCTTAACACTAAACTTGAAAGCCTCGAAAAAGCAATTAAAAACAAACAAGAGATAAAAGTAAATTGGAACGCGCAAGGTGAACGAGTGGAGGAGATTGTTAAAGACGGAATGAAGACGGTTATTAAGCACGTAACAACTGGAAAGCGTAGACTATGAAAACAATATTCTATTTAAACGGCGCAGCTATTGAACCGCCAGCGAATCAAAAGGAGTTATCTATTCAACTTAACTTTGACAAAGACGCGCCAACGGCTCAGGTATCAATCAACAAGTGGCGATTCGTTCGAGATAACGCTGGCACTATTCAAGATTACATCGATGGCGGTCTGTTGGGCGCTGATACTATTTACGGCAATTACACAACATCGACGGGTATCTTTGAAGGTTTGCCCTTTAAAATTGAATTAGAGCACTTAGGGACAACGGATGTTATCTTTGATGGGTATTTAGATTTGAGCGACAACGTGGAGGTTAGCGATAACGATATAACCGCGAGTGCAAAAGAAACACATAAAATAGATTGGCTAAATGAAAGTGCGGATAGCGTAGACTTTCAATTCTTATACGATACACAGCCATCATTATTCAATAACAAATTTATTGATATACCTTATGTAATAAACACAATACCAAAAGCTGGCGAAGCATTTTTAGCAATCATTTCCGCTTTCGTTATTACTAATTCATTGATTGTTACGGGCAAAGATATATCGAAAGCAATAAGCAAAATAGGTACTGGTTGGGAAGCGGTGGGTGGTATCATTGAGTTGATCGCGGAAATTATTTACTTCATTACGCTTTTGGCTACTTTGATTAAATTAATTTATGATGCTTTCAACTATATTATTCAACCCGTTAAGTATCATCAAGCAATGAGGATAAAAGACCTTTTAGAAATTGGTTGCGCTCACTTTGGTTACACTTTTCAATCTTCAATATTTAGCGGTGAATTAAAGGACGCGGTGATATTACCTGAGAAGTACCAAAACCCTGATACAGATGGTATTTTAGGCTTTCTTAATCCTAATGAACCTGAGATGAGAGGTTATTACAAAGGCACGTTCGGGCAGTTATTACGCGATATTAAATTGATGTTCAATGCAAAGATTATAATTAACAACGGTACTTTAATAATCGAGCGTCGCGATTACGATTTATTCCCAGCTACAACATACCAACTGCCTGACTTAAGAAACGATTGGAATGGCTTTAATTCGGATGAGTTTAAAAGCGGTTACTACTTAAAGTTTCAAACAGATTTAAACGATAAAAACACGATTGATAAATACGAGGGCACAGCGTATCAAATTACGTTGCAGCCTAACATCGTTAACAATCAATTCAATCTATTATACAAAGGCTATGAGCGTGTAGATTTCCCTTTTGCACTCGCTAAAAAGAAAACATCATTAACTTTCCCTGAGCAAGTTTTTAGAGTAATATTAGATACATTCAGCGCGGTTGCGAATGTCTTTGTGTTGATTATTAATGGCGCGATTGATGCCTTGCAAGCGGTGATAGGTGCAATAAATGATTTAATTGATTTTCTAAATACATTTGGCATACCGATTAATTTTAATTTACAAGCACCTGAGAATATCCCTCCAGTTGTTTTAGGTACTTTAATCACCGACAGACTTGGAATGTTACTACTTGAAAACGACTTTGTAAACGTACCTAAAATATTTATCATTCAAGAAGGAAGCACACCTCGTAAAACAGATATAGATGAAACACTTAACGCGAAATATCTTTGGGATAACTATCATTTTATTAATTCCTTTTATCCAATCTCAGGAAAGCATAATCAGTATATTAAGCGCACTTTTGATAACGTGCCTTTTTGTTTCGAGGATTATCAAAAAGTAAAATTAGATAATCGAATATTGACTAATTTTGGAGAGAGCGCGCTTGTTGATTCTTTAGAGTGGAACGTGTATAGACAGAGCGCGAATATCAAGTACAGAGTAAACAAGCTATATTACAACAACTTCAAAACACCGACAACAAATGAAGCAACAGGAAATTAACCCGAAAGATTTACAAAAGGCAATGAAGGTTCTAAGTGATTTATCATCGAACGCTTCTTTGTTTCAAAACCTTGCAGAAAACATGATAAACACCTTATCTCCTGAGGACAAAGAAAAAGTAAATAAGGCGGTCAATACAAAAGACATGAAGAAGGCAATGGATAAATTAAAGGGTGCGCTAAATAAAATGCAAACATATGGCAGTAAGAGTAGATAGCATTTCGTTTAATAGCGAATTGACCAGCGGTTCAACTGATTACCTATTGGGCAATGTGCTTAATAGCGTAACGGCAACGGTGAATATATCGGTGGGGTGGTTTGCTTTTGCTTCGGCTTCAACTAAGATTCAATTCGCACCTACTACGGGCTATCCTAACCCTGATGAAGTAATTAGATGCAATAGTCCTTTATTTGCTGAGTTCAATTTAGGTGATACAATAGATGTTAATGGCACTACTTCCAACGATGGCAGCTATACGATAGCAGCTATTATAAGTGCAAATGAAATAAGACTAACAACATCGCTTGTTAATGAGTTAAGCAGCACAGCAGAAATTATAGGTACAACACCGATAACAGCATTGAACTACTTTTACAACTTGATAGAAAATGCAAATGCACCTTCTTATATCAGTCAAATTGATGGCAGCGTTCAAAAGTATTTAGCCTTTGATTTAGATGCAACAGATACAAGTACGGTAGTTCCATTCGCTGGTGTTGGTGCTAAGTCTTGGCAATGTGGAGGCGCAACAATCAAAGGCGATGGTGTAGATGCTTACTTTCAATACTTCGAGATAACACACAACTTTTTAGTTATTCCTTATTATGTAGAGGGTGAATACAATGATTTGATTGCTGGCATTAAGCCGTATAATTTTGACAACACAAATTCTTTAAAATACATTTCAAACTTTGAAGCCTTATATTTTAGGACTGACCCGAATAAAAAGCAAATAGGTTCATTCGTAAGTAATAAAGGGAACGTAGGGTGGTTTGATGAGAACTTTAACACCGACCTTACAAACTATTCTCATACGGCAATAGTTCACAAAACACCAACAAATATTACTTTGCCAAGTGTTGAGATTTCACAAAATTTAAACACGTTTACCTTCGATGTAGTTAATACAACAGATGCGCCATTCGTATTGAATACAACGGCTTGCATTTTAGGTTTCTCTTTACTTAGTGATGAGATAGATTATACCGATGCAGCAAAGACGGTAGAGCAAAACTTTTATATCGACAGAATTATAACAACGGTTACAGATGATGTACCGTTGGCTAACGGTAATTATATAGAAAACGTGAATGTTGAGTTGATCAGTTCAAGCGTAGTAAGGGTAACTGGTAACTTTCAATTTTCTGCTGGCGATGTTACTTATTTAAGTGCTTTGAGTGGCAAGCGTTATTGTATGACATTCGATGTAGTTGATGATGCTTTAACTATTGATAATGCAGATAGGGTAACACTTTTAGTTGATGCAAACGACCTTTATATTGATACTTCAAACGATGGCTTGATTGTATTTGATACCACGATTGTAACGATGGCGGACCAGCCGCAAACGGGTGTACTAAATACGGAGGCTTTCCCGACCGATGCTATTGTGATTCGCTCAATCATTGCTTTTGATTACGAAATCAATACGGACTTTACGAGTATAACAGCAAAGATTATAGCTGAGAATTCGACGGGCGATTCATTTGATTTAGATTCGTTTAGTTTCAACTTAAGCACACAGCCTAAGGTTAGTGATATAATGCAGATTAACATTAACCAACCGCGCCCGTTTATACCGAGCGGTGAGGACTTTTTTCAAAACATAATTGTTAAACGTAGAAGTGATTTAGATGCTGGCAATCTTTATTATTATGAGATTGATTTTCCTATCTTATTCCGTTGGGAATATTGGAGGTCATTGCTGGGTGTTAACGCTGCTTTTTTTAACACTTCACTACCGAATAACGGGTATAATAATTTATGGTACAGATACGATGCAGCGCCATTCAATATCAAGGGGGTGATTCAATTAGATTTAATAAACGATGGGAACGCTTTAAGTTTTGAGGACAAAATAACCTTAGACGCTTACAACTATTCAACTGGTGCGGACTGGACTATCAAGACTTTAAAAGCATACGACCTTAGTAATAACGAATTGACAGATGGCACTAATAAATTTGTGCAAGGCTTTGCGAAAACTAAAATAGTTGCGGTATTTGAAAACACTAACCCGATAGATTTACCAAGCGTATTTGTTCGCTTTGGTGCTGAGGTGTACGAGAGCGGTGGCATTAGTGGTTTGCATACAATAGATTCACTTTATCCAGTTGCTGCGAGTGAATGGTTTGAGAATGATAGTAATGGTGGATTGATTGAATTAGTATTGAGCGGAAATGAGATAACGGCAACGGCTTACTTAGACAATACTAAAATACCAACTGGCGGAACTTTAACGCTTTATGCGAGAATTTACAACGGCACTCCAGCAGATGGTAAATTGACGGAAGCTGGTATATTTAAAGCGACGGAAGATGGCATTCTAAAACAACTTGAATAAATAAATTTGTGAGTAAAAAAATAATTTAATTTTGAATTTATGAGCGAGAAGATTAGCGAATATACAACAAGCGTTACAGCCTTAGCGAGTGGCGACCTTATGGATGTGAGTAAGTTGATTTCGACTTCTCCCGATGTTTATCAATCGCAAAAATTAAACTACTCGGTATTACTTACTGAGTTGAACGCTGACCTATCAATAACGCTACAAAGCGCATACAACGCATCCACGCAACCGCAGATATTAACATCTGTTGCTAAGGGTGGTGTAGTGATTAGAAGCGGTCAAGCGTTAGATACAAATTCAGTTTTAGAACTAAAAAATATTGCTGGCTCATCAACTTTTGTGGTAGGTGGTAATGGTATAGTTGCAACGGGCAACTGGCAAGCAACGACAATAGCTGCTGCCTTTGGTGGTACTGGTCAAACTTCATATACAGCAGGTGATTTGATTTATGCAAGCAATACAACAGCGATTGCAAAGTTAGGTATTGGAACTTCGGGACAAGTGTTAACGGTAAGTGGTGGTGGCATTCCTTCGTGGGCGGCTGTATCATCTTCTAACTTAGGCTCATCAAACTTAACATCAGCAGACGATGCAAGGACATTCACACTTAAAAGTGGGACAACTTCATCGCAATATTTTCAAATTTTAAATAGTGCAGGGGCTAATTTATATACAGCGAGAGGCGACAATAAAGTTGTTTTCGGCTCATCATCAATAGGACTTTCAATAGATAAATACCTTAATAATTCTGTTAATACCGACACCTATATAAACAATGCACTATTTAATCGAATACAAACTAATCAAAGGGGCGAAGTTTGGTATAATGCTGCAGGAACTGGAAAAGTACAAATAAGCGGAACGGGTGAAATATCTCTTTTTGGAGCATTGACAGAATATAATATTTATAATGCCAGTAACAATAGAGCAGCCATATTAGCGTGTTCCAATGCTAATACAGGGCAGTTGTGGATTTTAAATTCTTCTGGCGTAACTAAATCAATAATTGAAGTTGGTTATAGTGTATTTGATTCCTTGATGAAAATTGGCGGCAGCTATGCGCTTGCAACGGCTCAATTACAAGTTGTAGGAACTGGCGCAACATCATCAACAAAAACGGCATTGTTTCAAAATTCTGCGAGCGTATCAGCACTAACAATAAAAGATGATTTGTATTGTATTTTTAGAGCAAAAGACGCTGTTATACCCGATGCAGATTTAGCAAATAATGAAATGAGTTTTTATATCGAAGAAGCTACAAACGACTTGCATTTTAAGGTCAAGTATTCAACAGGGACGGTGAAATCAGGAAAAATAAATTTAACTTAAAAAATATGTTAAAAATAACCAACACAGCAGAAACGGCATTTACATTCAGCGGAATAGAAATGCCAATAGGTCAAGATATTTACTTCTTTATTGAGAACTTCAATTCAAATAAAGGAGTGATGAATATTAACGCTTTTCCTCAAAAGTTAGTATCTGAAACGATTGACGGTATAACGACCAGCACTTATCATCCTTTACCAAAAATAGACCAATTAGATAGCGTAGGAATTGAAATAACGGGTGATGATGAGTTAAGCAAAAACGGTTTGAAAGGCGTAGGACTTCGTGTAGATACTATTTACGAAGCATCACTCTTGGCAGTTAATTACTTTGAAGTAAACGTACCATCAACAGCGGGCTTATTTTCAATCATAGGTTTAAATTTAGAATCAATATAATTAAATAAAACAAAATGAAAGCAGAACAAAAAAAACAATTAGCAGACGCGTTAAACTACATTTACAGCATCAGCACAAAGGCAGCAGTTGAAAAACAATCTCACGATGTTTGTTTTGAAGCAGCAAAAGAATTAATGAAGCATATCGAATCAATCGAAGTCGTAGAAACTAAAGAAGATTAAACGATGCCAACGGGAGAATGTATAAAAGGTAATTTCATTATTATAGGCACTAACCCTATCGAGGACTTGCCGAGTATTGGTGGAATTATACCAGCTTCACCCGTTGCTCAATGCTGCGCTAAAACTACATTCTTTGCAAGTACGCCAAGTGATGACGTGCTAAAAAATGATAAAACGTCGTTTCTTTGGGTGCTTTCTCCATTGGTTTCTGCTGCTGAAATGACCTTGCAAAAGGCAAACGCGAGCGGAACTTTTGTCGATGTACAAACACTAAATGACAATGATTACGGTACGTTCTATCCGCTTAACTTCAATAGTGATGATGATAACAGAAAGTACATTGGTTATCTATTAGATATGCGCTTAGTTATCTTGGATGATGGCGCTGGTTTGTATCGAGTTAAGAACGTGATTACAACTATACTCGGAAACAAATCTTTGTACTCAAATGAATTTTGTTTATCCGAATACTCGCCAGCTTTGATTAACGGAACGGTAAGAATTGAAACGTATACAAATGGTATTCGTGGCGCTGCTGGTTCACAAACAGATTACATCGACTTCAATTCAATTAATTGGTATAATCAAATTCGACTTAGTGGTATGTTTGGCTTCACATCAAGCGAATACACACGCGAGGAAGTTGAGTATAATAACGGACAGAAACAATGGGTAGTTGACGAGCAAAAAGAGAAGTACATTTTGAAGTTGAAACCTATTGAGCAAAGCACGCGCAACTTCGTTAAGACCGATATTCTGCAAGCCGATGAAATCATTATAACCGATTATAACAACACTAATCCCGATGAATTTATTGGTGTTTACGTTAAAGGTTCGGGAGGTTTTGAGCCACGACACAATATAAAAGAAGCGTTGCCAGTTGATATAAATTTTGACAGCGCATTTAATAATCAAAGAAAAAAACGGTGCTAAATGAATCCGCAATCTATTACAATATTTCTAACAATTGGCGGAACATTCGTCGGAATAATAGCCTACTTTCTTAATAGATTAATTCAGCAAGTGGATAAGATGACGGAGAAAGCGAATAGTATTGAAAATTCAATGACAAAATTAAGTGTTGAGCTTTACTCCATCGATAAGAGATTGAGCGCAATGGAGAGAGATATATACGTTGTACATCGTAACGGAGTAACCAAATGAGTTTAGATGAAATTAATATAGCTTTTATTTCGTACGAACTATGACGATGTGGGAAAAGATAAAGGCAGAAGCTAAGGCACGTTATGTTATAGGCTTCATGATAGGAACTATTTTAGCGATTGCTTTTATACTTGCTTTTTTTGTTGAATATCCTAAAAATAATGAGGTCTTGATAGCAAAATTAGAAACAGCGTTTAGCATATCATTTGGCGCGTTTATTCAGCACGTTATGAAGACACCCGATAAAGAAAAAAACAATACTACAAATGGATAAGATAAGCACACACATAAGCTATGAGGAGGCAGTAAACAGCCCAACAGCAAAGGCAAAAGGAATAAGCAACGAACCAACATTAGAGCACTTGAAAGCAATGGTAACGGTGGCGGTGAAATGCTTTGAACCAGTGCGCAAATTTGCAAACGTACCTTTAAAGATTAATTCTTTTTATCGCTCACCTATCTTGAATAAAGCCATCGGTGGCGCGGTGGATAAGTTCGGACAAGCGAAAAGCCAACATTGCAAAGGTGAAGCAATAGACTTTACTGGCAATGGTAAAATAAAAAACTCTTTGCTTTTTCAACACATTAAAACTAATCTTGAATTTGACCAGCTTTTGAACGAGTATCCCGTAAACGGTGAACCAACTTGGATTCATGTTAGTTATAAAGAGGGCGCGAATAGAATGCAGATATTGACAGTTGACAAAGAAAGTCCGAACGGTAGAGGGTATAAGAAAGGAGATTGCAATGAATAAGGAGGTAGCAATAAGAGATATAACAATTTTAGTGCTGGGCTTTCTAACAATCATGCTACTATTTAAAGGGTGCAACGATAGAAAAAAAAGCACATCGCTTGTTATCGACTTGCAGAATTATAGCGATAAGGTTAAAGAGTATGAAGATGCAAACGGTAATCTAATTGAATACAACGCAGCTATGCAATTACTTGTTGACCAAAAGAGCGATGAGGTGCTGGCTATCGAAAAAAGATTAAAGTTAAAAGATACGGAGGTGTTGATAAAGTATAAATCAATATTTAAGTACGACACAATCAAGCACGTATTTCGTGAGCAGTTGCCTTGTACTGCCTTCATTGATTCATTTAGTATTGATAGTGCTTTCTTTAAATTTGATGCTGTTATAACGGAAAAGAATTTTAGCCTATACAACATTCAAGTCCCCAACGAGCAGACATTCATTATAGGTAAAAAAAAAAGCAGCTGGCTTAAAGATGATTCGCTTTCTGTAATAGTTGAGAATAGCAATCCAAACATAAAAGGAGAAAGCCTGAGAGCATTCACCTTCAAGCCTTCCCCTAAGTGGTACAATAGTTATAAATTCAAAGGTGCTTTATTTGCTGCTGGTGTTATTGGAGGCGTTATTTTGGCGAAGTAAAAAAACCTCCACTTTGAAAACATTTAAGACCTATATTAGATAGTTGTATATGTCTATCAATTAATATGTCGTATGCCTTAAAGCACTCCATAAGTGCTGATTCAAGTTTTAATCTTCTCTCTCCTTCGAAGAAATTAATTAATATTTTTTCCTTCTCCTCCATGCTAAACTGGCTGCTTTGCATTGCGTGTATTAGCTGTTCGGGTGTTTCTATTTTCATACTACTTTGTATTTTGAATTAATCCTAAAAGTTCATATACTGCCTTTTCACGTTCTTGTTGAGCGTATTCCTTCATAGCTTTATGAAAGTAAAGAATATACTTGTCGGATACCTTTTCGTTGTGCGTTTCAAAACATTCTTTGAAGTGCTTGTTCATTATTTCTTCTGCTGTTTTCATATCACTTTTGTTTTTAACTATTTACTGGTTCAATGTTTAATTTCACTTCTATAATTGATATTGCTCTCTTATGATGTTCTCTTGCATCTTCCATAGAGTAATACTGCGAAAAGAATCTATAAGGAACATCTGTTTTTTGGCTCAATGTTTCAATCATAAAAGTTTTCCACTCTTTTTGTGTAGTTGATAAAGATTCTCGATATAATTTAAGCCTTTCAGTATAATGAATAACATGCCATTTATAAAGTCCAATTAATTCCTGAGGTGCGTTGTTGCTTTTCAGCCAATCAAGGTGCTTCTCCTCATTTCTAATCATTGTTTCTATTTTATTCGCAATTTCTATTTTCATATGCAATTAATTGAATGATTTTGAATAAGTGTTTTTACGTTCAACTTTAAAACGGTCGGCTTTTTGAAGCGGCTTATAAAAAAGTCAGCCATTCTCTCAGCAGTTCTTAACTGGTCTTTTGTCTTGCAGCTTACAATAGTGTCAATCACCTTTAGGTAAGCGCGTTCGGTTTGGTATGCGTTCATAATTAAAGTTTTAGTTTGTTTGTAATTTCTTCAATCATCTTGGTTATTTCTTTGTTGTTGCTAAAGGCATCGTAATCGCGCAAGGCTAAAAGTAATAAACCTTTTTCATAGCTTTCTAATGATTGAGGTTCTTTGGTTGTTTTTTTATCTGTTTTCATTATATTAAGGATTTAATTACGTTTTTAATTGCTTCTATTTCGTTATCGGTACAAGGTATTTCATCGCCTTCGCTGGTGATATAATAAGCCTCGTTAATCTCGTTCAATTCGCGTTCAAGTAAATAGTCTGCTGGCTCCCAGCGTGTTTCTCTGCTATACGCAACAAAGGTCTCCGTTATAGTTGCGTTAACCACGAGGCTAACATTTCCCATATCAATTTCAAATTCAAAGGTGTCGGTGTCGTAATCGCCCACACGATCAAAGGTAAAATCTAATTTGTCAATCGCGCTAACTATATAGCGTCTGTGTTCTAAAAATTTGTTAATGTCGTACATATTATTTTCCTTTAACAAGTGTATAACTAACTTCACCATTTTTTGTTAATATAGCGACATCCTTAATATATCCTCGCGCTATTTTTACTTTAGAAAACTTAATTTCTTTTACTTCGTTTCCTTCTTTTCTAATTACTGTTGCTTTCATATTATCTGTTTTTGTTTGTTTGATGTTTACAAATGTAGCAATAAAATATAGTTGCGCAAATAAAAATTGAATTATTTTTGATAAATGATTTTAAATCGTTGATAAACAGGCAGATAAATTTCATTGAAAAAAATAATAGTTAAAACATTTGCGCAATTAACATAAAGCCCTTATATTTGCCCTATAACATTTAAAAACAATATAAAATGAATTACTTAAAAATTGATTACGCAAAAAAAAAGGGGGTTAATCCTTCACGAATTAGCCAACTAATAGAAGCAGGTAAATTAGAAACGGTAGAAGAAAACGGACGACAGATGGTTGTTGATTGTAAAGCCAACAATGAATTGTTTAATAGAAAAGCACATAACGCTAAAAGAAAGTAATATGCTAAAAAGTAAAATTCAAGAAACGCTTGACACGATAGGTCAAATTGATTTCGACATCCGCTGGGTTCAGCAGAAAATTGCTAAACAGAATTACAATAGCTTTAAAAAGTCAATAGAGCATCAGGAGAAGATTCAAATGATGGTGCTGGAAAGACTTAAAGAGCGATACAACAAGCAAGTCGAGAAGTTAAAAATTTATTAAATCAAACAAAAATGGAAAACAAACAAACAACAATCACAGATGTCAACATTGAGCCGATCATTGAATTGGTGAATGAAGGCGAGGCGCACCAAGTAGGTGAGCAAACAGAAAGTAATATAACATTGCACCCAGCACCTCAACAAGGCGGTGAACTAAGTACATTCGGCAATAAAGAAGGCTTTGAGCACGCTATGAGAGTAGCAAAGGCTTTAAGTGTTAGCGACCTTGTACCAGTGCAATATAAGGGTAATATTTCAAACTGCCTTATCGCTATCGATGTAGCTAAGCGAATAGGTGCGAGCGAATTAATGGTTATGCAGAACTTATATATCGTGCATGGCAAACCTTCGTGGAGTTCTCAGTTTCTTATTGCTACATTAAACGCGAGCCGTAAATTTTCACCGCTTAGATTTGAAGAAGACGATAAGAACGGTGGTAGATGTAGAGGTGTGGCGATTGACCTGGCAACAGGCGACAAAGTAGAAGGTGTTTGGGTTACTATGGAAATGGCTGCTGCTGAAAAGTGGATTGATAAAGCTGGTAGCAAATGGAAAACAATGCCACAATTAATGATGCGCTACCGGGCAGCTGCATTCTTCACGCGTCAATTCGCGCCTGAGGTGTCAATGGGTATAATGACTCAAGAGGAAGTTTATGATATTACAGCAATTCAATCTAAACCAACAACAAAATGGAACACAGCAGAATAATAGTAGAAGCGGAACAGCGTAGCCCTGAGTGGCACGCTGCCCGTTTAGGGTTGTTTACTTCATCTGAAATTTATAAACTGATGAGCGATCCAAAAAAGAAAACGGAAGTATTGAGCGAAGGCGCTAAAACGTACATCATGCAGAAGGTGGCCGAGAGTTTAACGGGAATAGTTGAGGATGTGCCAGTAAATAAAGCAATGCAATGGGGTATTGACAACGAACCGCTGGCTAAACAATGGCTTTCTAAGATGCACAACTTTGAAATTATTGAAACGAAGTTTATCTATATCGAAGGTATGAACTACGGAGGTTCATCTGACGGCTGGATTCGTGAGATTGATTCTGCTTTGGAGGTGAAATGCTTGAACACAGCTAACCATTTAACTGAGATTCGTTGTGCTGAAAGTGTGGAAAGCATTAGACAAAATTTGGCGAATCGCTATTGGCAAATAACAAGCGATGCATACCTTCGCAACGCTGCTAAATGTACTTTATGCTGGTTCGATAGTAGAGTGCCGAATGACTTCGGACTATTCACTAAGACTTGGGATATAGTGCCTTCCGATGTTGAATTGATGCTAACTAAAATAAAGCTGGCAAACGAATACTTTCACGAACAACTTGAATACTTTACTAAATTTTAAACAATTAAAAACAAGCAAAATGGAAAATCAAATTAAAATTAAACAGCACCCGAATGAAAGAAAAGTAATTTTTCGTAATTCATTGCTCAGCATGCCCGAGTTTTTTTCCTCGACTGAATTTGCTGCTGAGGCTCGTAAAAATGGACTATCAGCACATTATACGTGTAGTGGTTTATGTGGAGAATTTCTGCAAAGTGTTGCAAAACGATTAACCAATAGAACTTGGCAAAGGAAAAATTATATTAGCGGCTCAGATGTAAAAATTAAACACTTTAATACTGAATTAACTGAGGACTTGTGCATTGAATTTTTAAAGAGCACAGGCAAATACAAGATACTGGTTAAATATTTTGAATATAAAGAAGTGTAATATGAAAAAAGGCTATTGGTGTAAGCAGCGCGAACTTGTTACTATTCTGCAAGAGGATAGGACACATTACGTAATTGAATTCTTTAACGGAGTAAAAATATGCACGAATAAAAACGCGGTGCAAGATATTTATTTTGAAAATAATTTAGAAGATGGAAGGTTATTCTAAATAATTTGTTATATTTGCTCAACTCTTTTGCACGAAGTGGAATTCAACAAAAGATTTTTAAAAACAGCTTAATCGGGCGACTAGTATAAAGGTATTTCCACACCTGTGCAGCTAGTCCCCGAAGCGGCTTATTTATATATTATGCAAAAAAAATTAAACTGCAAATTTGTAGAAGGTACTGATAAAAAGTATAGAGTTTGTGACAATGGAATTGTTATATCATTAATGCAAAAGAAAGCTAGAATACTTAGACATGAAGTGCGAAGCGATGGATATTTACAAGTATCTATATCATTTAAGAAAGATGTTAAAATGAAATCATTGCATAGATTAGTAGCAGAAGCGTTTATAGAAAATAATGAAAATAAGGAGACGGTTAACCATAAGGATGGTGATAAAACAAATAATTGTGTTTCAAATTTAGAATGGAACACAAGAAGCGAAAACATACAGCACTCTGTTCATGTTTTAAAAAATCAACACGGAAAAAGAAAAAAACAATAAAAAGAAATTTATGGCAAGACCTAACAGAAATGATGTAGATTATTTTCCTTTATATTGTAAGGAGGGTAAGACAATGCACTTTATCAGAAATAAATTTGGTAACGATGGATATGTTGTTTGGATAAGAACACTGAGAGCATTGGCGGTTAAAAACTACCATTACTTAGATTTTAATGATGAAACGGAATTGTTATTTCACGCATCGGATTGTAATGTTGAACCTGATGTATTATTAGGTGTTTTAAATTGTCTTGCTAAATTTGGAGAAATAGATAGTGAATTTTGGGAATGTAACGTAGTTTGGAGTGAAAAATTTATTGATTCAATAAAAGACGCATATCGCAAACGGGCGGTAAAAATCCAGTTACGGGCGGATATACTCCGCCTATCTTCCGCCCTAAACCACATTTCTTCCGCCGAAAACGAGGTTTCTTCCGCCATTAATCCACAAAGAAAAGAAAAGAAAAGTAAAGAAGATTATAACGAAAATAAATTTTCTGAAAAAATTATTGAATTAGGTAAATATGTTTTCAAAGATAAATTTTCAGTTGACAGAGCAATAACAACTTACTCAACTTCCTTAAACAACCTAAAAGAATCTTTTTTAAATTTCCTGATGTCGGAAAAATACCACGAAAAAGAATTGAATGAATTAGCGATGGATAAAATGAGTAAGCACTTTTTTAGATGGCTTTTAACACATCAGCCAAAGAAAGTCGAAAATAAATATGCTGATTTATTGCAAGGTGAATGGGGTGTAGATTTTCATTTGAAGCCAACACCGAATGATAAGGAAGCTATACAAGAACTATTAAACGATGGCTGGGTAAGAACTAATGAAGGAATGGCTAAACGTATAAAAAAATAAATATGAGCGTAAAAAATTATTTCTGTGAGCCAAGCGAGGCAATAGATATGCTCGATAACATTCGAGAAGGCAGAGTTAAGTTAGGGTTAGGTATTGGAGACGAACTATCTGATAATCATTTGAGATATAAACAAGGGCAGTTCGTAATGGTGAATGGCGCAGACAATACGGGCAAGACTACTTGGATTCTTTGGTACTTCGTTGTCCTGGCACTTAAACACAAAATTACATTTGACATTTATTCTGCCGAGAATTCAATAGCATCATTGAAGCGCGATATAATGCAGTTCATGACCGGTAAGACATTGAACAAGCTAACGGATTTAGAATACCGAAGAGCCTTTGATGAAATGAATCATTACTTTAAATTTATTCGCAATGATATTATTTACAACATCAAAGAACTATTGGCAATAAGCGCGCAGAGTGATAGCAAGTGTTTACTAATTGACCCTTGGAATAGTTTGAAAGGTAGTGGAGGCAATAAGCACGAAGAAGATTATGAAGCCTGTGGAGAGATTCGCGTATTTTGTAACACAAAGAAAAAGAGCGTTTATGTTAATGCTCACTTGGTAACTGAGGCAGCCCGTAAGAAGTACGCTAAAGACCACGAATACGAAGGGCATCAAATGCCACCAAGTAAAAGTGATACGGAGGGAGGGCAAAAGTTTGCCAACAGATGCGATGACTTTATTACCATTCACCGTATGACACAATTCGAGGCACGTAAGAACTTTACAGAGATTCACGTAAGGAAGGTTAAGGAAACTATTACGGGCGGTTCAGTTACTCCATTAGACAGACCATTGATATTCAAGATGTGGAATTTCACGAGGTTTGAAATCGGGGAGGGTAACCCAATAGCCAACGAAACAGGACAAGGCACACCGGTACAACAAACACTAACAACTTTAAACCACGCAAAAAATGAAAAATTTGAAACTGAGAGCGTTCAAAAAGATGCAGACGATTTCCCGTTCTAAGATAGCAGCCGAACGAGAAACCGATAGCCTAAACGATTTATTTAAAGACGAAATAATGATAGATTTATCATTCGACTTGGCACTTTGCGAAATGATGGCGAAAAAATCAGCTGGTGCGAAAAAGAATAATTGGGAAAATATGGCTTTGCGAATTGAAGGATATAAAACTTACATTGAGAAAATTCATTTGAAGGCTAAAAGAGAGTATCTAATAAACGATTTAAAGCCAAGTGATATAATTACACTACTCGATAAAAATAAGCGATTAGAAAGGCTTAATTTAAGTTTGATGAAACAGAATGATAATTTAAAAACGCAAATTGATAACTATGTCGCAAAATTTGGATTATAACGATAAGGTGTGGGGACTGCTTATTTCAATGAATGTGGGTGATGAATTTAATATAATTGAGAAGGTTGCACCTGAGAGAAGGCAAAAGTTTATTGAGATAGTTAAAAGTTATATTGACCACGATTGTAGTGATTTAACTTATATTGAATTTAACAACGAATACACGAAAATTAAAAAATATTTAAAATAATCTTGGAAAAGTTTGGTACTTAAAAAACAATTACTAATTTAGCCACGCAGTCCGAAATGAAAAATATTAAAAACATAGCCGTTACATTGCCTTTGGGGTTTCACCTCTTCGGACTGCCTTTGTAACGGCTGTATTTTATATTTATGGCACACCTAAATATTGATGAAAGAAGAAAAGCTGTTGAAGAAGTTATTAAAACTGGATTCAATGTTAAAAAACTAAAAGAAATAGCGATTAAGTATGGTTGTAGTTACACAGCTTGCCGTAGCGACTTTGCTTATTTGCAAAACAAAACCGGAATAACTTTATATCCTTGCCCATCAGTAAAAGAAAATGTAAGGAAAAGAGATAATAATACTTGTCAGTATTGCGGTGAAGTTGGAGGAGAAATTATAATAGAACACGTAATACCATATATTTATGGGGGATTAGGAAAGGAATATAACTTAGTTTGCGCTTGTCAAGTTTGCAATACAAAGAAAAAGAAAAAGGTATGGATACCTAAAAATATTGATGTATTAATTTCAATCAATAAAGAATGGAGTGATAAAATATTAAACCACGAAAAACTAACCAAGTATTAATCAAAAACAAGCAAACTATATGGAAATTAAAAACATCTACGGAGCGGTAATTTATACCAGCGAAAAAGAAACAATGAGAGAAGCTGTTATCGAGGCGAACTTGAAAGGGGCGTACTTGGAAGGGGCGTACTTGGAAGGGGCGAACTTGGAAGGGGCGTACTTGAAAGGGGCGAACTTGGAAGGGGCGTACTTGAAAGGGGCGAACTTGAAAGAGGCGAACTTGAAAGGGGCGTACTTGGAAGGGGCGTACTTGGAAGGGGCGAACTTGGAAGGGGCGAACTTGGAAGGGGCGAACTTGAAAGGGGCGAACTTGAAAGGGGCGAACTTGAAAGGGGCGAACTTGGAAGAGGCGAACTTGGAAGAGGCGAACTTGAAAGAGGCGAACTTGAAAGAGGCGAACTTGGAAGGGGCGAACTTGGAAGGGGCGAACTTGCCTATTTACTGTAAATGGAGTGTTTTTATCGTAGTTGATAAAATAAAAATAGGATGCAAAGAAAAGACAATCGAAGAATGGGAAGAGTGGTTTAAGTCCAGTGAAGAGTTTTCAACTAAAAGAGGTACTCCCGAATTTAAAAGAATAGAAGGAATGTTTAATGCTTACGCGGCTTACTATAAAACTGTAAACGATGGAA